GGGAAACAGCGGAAAAGCGCTAACCCGTGAAATGGACTTTGTCATGAAGCTGGCGCGTGAGTTCAGACGGCCTGACTGGCGCGCCATGCTTGCTGATATGTCCTCCAGCGATCTGGAGGAATGGCACCGATTTTACGAGTCCCATTACTTCGAAGATGCGCTGCTTGATGCACATTTCGCCGCGCTGAACCTCAATATTTTGTCGCTGGTATGCGGGGAAAACGATCTTAACGTGGGTCATTTCAGTCTGCTAAAACCTCACGTCGTGGAAGAGCAGCCGGATCCCGATGATGAACAGTTAATGGCTATCGCAGAAGGTCTGTCAGGAGGAGTCCGCTATGGCCCAGCCAGTGGGTGATTTGGTCGTCAGCCTCGATGTTGATGCCGCAAAATTTAATGAACAGGTCAGTTATGTCCGCAAGCAATTTACCGGCTTAGGGGCGGACTCGACGAAAGCCGGGACGCAGGTTCAGCAGGCATTCTCTAAACAGGAGCTTGCTGCACAGCGTGCGGGTATTTCCATCGGGCAATATAAAGCGGCAATGCGGATGTTGCCTGCTCAGTTCACCGATATTGCCACCCAGCTGGCCGGCGGGCAAAGCCCCTGGCTGATCCTCCTTCAGCAGGGCGGCCAGATTAAAGATTCGTTTGGCGGGGTCGGGAACGTTGCCAAAATACTGCTGACATACATTACGCCGCTCAATGCGGCTATCGGCGTCGCTGCTGTCGTTTTTGGCAGCCTGGGCCTGGCGGTTTATAAAAGCCGTCAGGAGATTGCCGAAGCCAGCAAGATTATTCAGGAGTCCTTGGGTTTAAGTGGTAGTGCAGCGGAAAAGCTGGCGCAAAATATCCGGGCTATTGCCGATTCTTCTGGCGCGTCGATTAAAAGCGTTGCCGATCTCTTCATCACCACAAAAGATGGTGCTGACGAAGCCACGCAGAAAATGATTGCGGTCGGCTTCAGCTATCTGGATGCCAAAGCCAAGGTCAGTGAATACAAAGGCTCATCTGATTTTACCAACCTCAACACCCAGATCGAAGCGCACCGGCTTAAGGTTCTCGGTATTCCTGATGCGTGGACGGATGCGGAAGAGGCGGTCAGAAATTATTATTCCGGGGTCAATTTAGGCAAGCAAAGCGTGGCATTGGGCGGTGCCATTGATCCCATCGTTGGCGTTCTTGAGCAGGCGAAGCAGTTAAGGGGGGACCTCACAAAAGCCACCATAGACGGGAACCTGGCAACGCTGAAATCCGTGGAGTGGATAAATAAGGAATATCTGGCCACGGATGCTGTTGCAGGTGCTGAAGCTAAACTTAAAGAGGCGCGGGAACAGTCACGGAAAATTGCCTTTTCGGGTGATGCGACCGCTATCGCGAATGCGCAAAAACTCGTTGCCCTGCGTGAGAAAGAAGTCGAGCAGGCAAAGAAACGGCAGGAACCCAAAAAACAGCGGGTCACCACGTCTGCGGGAGACCGGGCAGAAGACAGCGCGCAGGGGGACTTACTGAGTCTGCAGGCACAGCTTAAGGTGCTGCAGCAGCATACCAGCGTTAACGATGTTATCAGCCAGCAGCGCAAAGATTTGTGGCAAACCGAAAATCAGTACGCCGTCCTTGAGCAGGCAGCCAGCAGCCGGCAGTTATCTGCACAGGAAAAATCCCTGCTGGCGCATAAGGATGAAACGCTTGAGTACAAACGGCAACTGGCTGTGCTGGGCGATAAGGTCGTTGCCCAGCAAAGGCTGAATACACTTTCCGACCAGGCGGACAAATTTGCCCAGCAGCAGTCGGCAAAACGCGCCGCTCTGGATGCCCAGGCAGAGGGTGTATCCTCGCGTCAGGCAGATCGGGCTGCCACCCTGCAGCGTCTGCAGGAAGCCTATGCGTTTAACCCCTCTGCCCAGCAGCGCGTCCTGCAGGAACAACAGAAAACATATGATGCAGAAGACGCCCTGCGGTCAAACTGGGTCGCGGGTGCGAAACAGGGCTGGGCGGAATACGCTGAATCTGCAACGGATGTTTTCACGTCCGTGCAGCAGGTGGCTCAGTCCGGATTTAACGGGCTTACAGACCAGTTGAACAGTCTGGTCACTACCGGCAAGGCCAGTTTCAAAGACTTCACCTCATCCATTCTTAAAATGATTGTTAACGTGATCGACCGTCTGCTGGTGGCCTACGCGATTCAGTCAGCCATGGGATGGGTAACGGGAAGCGTTTCGGGGGGCGGTAATGCAGGGACGGCAATCACCGGTGGCAGCTATAGCAACCTGCCACTTGCTTATAACGGTGGTTACATCCGCGAATATGACGCGGGGGGCTACACCGGGCACGGCGGAAAGTATGAACCCAAAGGCATTGTTCACGGCGGGGAGTTTGTATTCACCAAGGAGGCGACCAGCCGTCTGGGGGTCGGAAATCTTTATCGTCTGATGAAGGGTTATGCTTCAGGCGGGTATGTGGGCGCGCAGGAAGGAATGGCTTCACGGTTTGGGGCTAGCAATATCAGCGTTTATGCACCGGTCACCATAGATCAGCAATCTTCATCGACTGAAACCAGCAGCAGTGATACAGCAAATACTGCAAAACAGCTGCAGGGCATTGTTCAGCAGGTTGTGTCTGACAGACTCAGGAAAGAAATATCTCCAGGTGGCCTCTTATACAAAAAATAACCTGACAACTTGAATTTATATCCCCCGGAGAAAAGATGGCGACTGATACTTTTACCTGGCGAACGCAAAAAAGTGCTCAGGGTACGGACACAGTCAGGACACTGCAGGCACAGTTTGGCGATGGGTATAAACAGATTGCTGCAAACGGCATTAACACCAGTGCCGAAACCTGGAGCCTGAACTGGACCGGCAAAAAAACGGATGCGGTGGCGATCCGCCAGTTTTTACTGACCCATGTGATTTCTTCATTCTGGTGGACCACGCCGTGGGGAGAAACTCACCTGTGGCGGGTCAAATCTGACTCTGTTTCAGTCAGTTTCCCCGCCGGAGACAAAGCCACGCTGAGTTTTACTTTTGAACGGGCCTTTGCGCCTTAATATCATCACAGTCTTGAAAGGCTGCCCGCAGGCTAATGCCGGTCACTTAAGGTGACCGGCATTAGCCTGCGGGCGGCCTTTTTTATTGGGAGAAACCATGAGCTTTACGCAGGATGTACAGGCGCTTGAGCCGGGGCAACTGATCCAGCTCATTGAGATTGATGGGACTCAATTTGGTTTTGATACCATCCTGAGATTTCATGCGCACAATATCGACCCTACGGGCTGGAATTCATTTGCTGCTGAAAACCTGCCCTCCATTATCTGGCAGGGCAATGAATATGATCCCCATCCCTATGAGCTAACCGGGCTGGAATTGTCCAGTACCGGTTCTCAGCCCACGCCGACGCTTTCAGTGGGTAATGTGGGTAATTACGTCACTGCGCTGTGCCTGCAGTATGACGATATGGTAAAGGCGAAAGTCAAAATCCATACGACGCTGGTGAAATATCTTGATGCAGCAAACTGGATCGCCGGAAACCCCACCGCCAGCCCGACGGATGAACGCGTTCAGCTTTTTTACATCAATGCCAAAAAAGCGGAGACCCGCGTACAGGTAGATTTTGATCTGTGCTCTCCGTTCGACGTACAAAGCCTTCAGTTGCCTACACGACAAATCACACCTGTTTGTACCTGGTGCATGCGCGGCTGGTACCGGACGGGTACGGGTTGTGATTACGCGGGTTCAAATTATTTTCTGAAAGACGGTACTCCTACAAACAACCCCGCGCTCGATGTGTGCGGCGGCCGCATATCTGATTGCAAACTGCGTTTCGGTGATGAAAACCCTTTGCCGTTTGGCGGGTTTCCGGCAGCAAACTTACAGGGGAAATAACCATGCGTGAAAAACTGATGAATGAAATCCGTGCGCATGTGTCAGCCGAATACCCAAACGAAGCCTGCGGGCTGATCGTTGAAACCGGTATCGGACAGCGGTTTATACCGTGCCGGAATGTCGCTGAAAAACCCGCTGATACCTTCACGCTTTCACCGGACGACTACCTCTCAGCTGCTGAACTGGGAGAGGTCATTATGGTTATCCACTCGCATCCCGATGTGGTTCAACTGGTGCCGTCGGAAATGGACCGTATCCAGTGCGATCACTCAGGTGTCGAATGGGGGATTATGTCGTGGCCGGATGGGGATTTCTGCACGCTTTCACCGCGCGGCGACCGTGAGCTTGCGGGCCGCAGGTGGGTGCTGGGGCATGCTGACTGCTGGTCGCTCATCATGGACTACTACCGGATGGAGCACGGTATCATCGTTAGAAACTACTCGGTTGATCGTGAATGGTGGGTTGATGGAAAAGAAAACCTCTATGACGATAACTGGCAGGCGGAAGGGTTCGTTGAGATTGACGCCAGCGGCATGCGGGCGGGTGACATGATCATGATGCGCGTTCAGGCCCCTGTAACCAATCATGCGGCCATTTACCTTGGTGACAACATCATGGTTCACCACATGTTCGGTAACCTTTCTGCCCGCGTTCCGTACGGCAAATATTACCGGGACCGGACGGTTCGCGTCGTCCGCCGTAAGGAGTTGGTTAATGCTTAAAACCATGACATTAAAAGGACCTCTCGCGAAGAAGTTCGGTAAAACTCACCAGTTTCATGTGGCCGACATTAACGAATTTCTCCGGGCTATGTGCTCCCAGGTTAAAGGGTTCAAAAAATACGTGTCGAATGCTCATATTAATGGCGTGAAGTTCGCTTTCTACAGCGGCAAAAACAATATCTCGCTCGAAGAGTTTGATATGTCGGCAGCGGCCACAGAATACATGATGGTACCGGTGATTGAAGGCGCTAAGAGGGCTGGCACGCTCCAGATCGTTATCGGTGCTGTTGCCCTAGTGGCTGCATTCTTTACGGCTGGCGCGTCAATGGCTGCATGGGGTGCTGCTTTAAGTGCTGGGGCTATGTCGGCTACGACTGTCCTGACGGGTATCGGCCTGTCAATGATGGTAGGCGGCGTTGTCCAGATGCTGACGCCGCAGCCCTCATACAATGTTGGGGCTTCGTCCAGCACGGACAACAAGCCAAACTATGCGTTTGGCGCCCCCGTAAACACCGTGGCCATGGGTTACCCCGTACCGGTGTTGTACGGACAGCGTGAAATAGGCGGAGCCATTATTAGCGCGGGGATTTTCTCCAGCGACCAGCAGTAACCTCAACACAATTATTAAATAACCCGCTTCAGCGGGTTTTTTTATGGGTGAAATATGCGACTTCTTGAAGGTGAAACCATTATCCGCGGCGCGAAGGGTGGGAGCAGCAGCGCCCATACGCCGGTTGAACAGGCAGATGATCTGCTATCCGAAGCAAAACTGAAAATGGTCATTGCCCTTTCGGAAGGTGAAATTCAGGGTGATCTGGTTGCTCAGCAAATTTTCCTTAATGATACCCAACTGGCTAATGACGACGGCACCTATAATTTCACCGGCGTGAAATGGGATTACCGTAAAGGTACGCAGGATCAGACATACCTTCAGGGCATGCCCGAGATTGATAACGAGTCGTCCGTGGGGATTGAAGTCAAAGCGTCCTTACCCTGGACCCGCCAGTTTTCTAACCTGACGCTCGATGCCATTCGTATCAAACTGAGCCTGCCGATTCAGTACCAGTATAAAGATAACGGTGACATGGTGGGGACAGTCACCCAGTATGCGATTGACCTTTCTACAGACGGTGCCGCTTATCAGACCGTGGTGAATGGTTCGTTTGACGGGAAAACAACCTCAGAGTATCAGCGGGACCACCGTATCGACTTGCCGTCCGCCGCCACCGGCTGGGCTATTCGCGTCCGGCGTATCACCGCTGATTCGACCTCTACCAAACTGATTAACGCCTTCAAGGTATTTTCCTTTGCCGAAGTGATCGACAGCAAGCTGCGCTATCCGAACACGGCGCTGCTTTATATCGAGCTCGACTCCAGCCAGTTTAACGGGAGCGTGCCAAAAACCACCTGCAAGCCTAAGGGCAAACTGATCCGGGTGCCTTCAACCTATAACCCGGATACAAGAACGTACAGCGGGACCTGGGCAGGGGATTTTAAAATTGCCTACAGTAACAACCCTGCGTGGATTTTTTACGACCTAGTGCTCGATGAGATTTCTGGCATGGGCGGCCGGGTTGACGCGACCATGATCGATAAATGGGAGCTTTACAGCATTGCGCAGTATTGCGACGAACCGGTTTCCAACGGGGTCGGAGGTACCGAGCCGCGTTTTACTTGTAACGTTTTCATCCAGAGCCAGCAGGATGCTTACACGGTACTCCGGGATCTTGCTGCTGTCTTTCGTGGCATTACCTTCTGGGGTAATGATCAGATATTCGTGCGGGCCGATGTGCCGCAGGATGACGTAGATTTTACTTATCACAGCGCGAACGTAGTCGACGGCCTTTTTACCTACGCTGGCGGCTCCTATAAAAACCGGTTTTCCTCCTGTCTGGTCAGTTGGTCTGATCCGGGAAATCACTTTTCTGACACCCCTGAAAGCGTCTATGAGCCTGATCTGGTTGAGCGATACAACTGGAATGAAACCCAACTTATGGCAATTGGTTGCACGTCGCAGAGTGAGGCACACCGCCGCGGGCGTTGGGTGCTCTTATCCAATGCCAAAGACGGCACGGTTTCTTTTGGTGTCGGTCTCGATGGCTATATCCCGATGCCGGCGGAGATCATTGGCATTGCTGACCCTTTCAGGGCAGGGAAAGCCAACGGCGGCCGCATCAGTGCGGTGAACGGCAGAAATGTCACTCTTGACCGTGTCGCAGATTACGGCATCGGCGATCGTCTTGTGGTGAATCTGCCAGACGGAACCGCGCAGACACGGACAATCAGTGCCGTGAGCGCCGATAAGAAAACGTACACCGTGGCCATGGCATATCGCATGACACCGGTCGCTGGCGCAGTGTGGGCCATCGACAGCGATAACCTGGCTATTCAGTATTATCGCATCACCTCAATTTCCTCTAATGATAACGGTACCTTTACGGTGGCCGGCGTACAGCACGACCCGAATAAGTACCGGTACATCGATGACGGCGTGAAAGTAGATGCAGCACCGATTACTGTCACGCCAACCAACGTGATGAAAGCACCGGCCAATATCCTGATCACCGAAGTTGACCACATTGCGCAGGGCCTCACGGTGGCATCGCTTCAGGCATCCTGGAATAAAGTGGAGGGTGCGATAAATTACACTGCACAATGGCGTAAAGACAACGGCGACTGGGTAAACGTTGGCAAGACCAGCGCGCAGGGTTTTACCATTCAGGGGATATATGCCGGTGTTTACGACGTCCGCGTCCGTGCGATTAATGCGGTCGATGTGTCATCACCATGGGGGTATGCAGAATCAACCACGCTGAATGGCAAGGTGGGTAAGCCGGGGATGCCGACCAACCTGCTCGCCAGCGATAATATCGTATGGAATATCAACGTAACCTGGGCGTTCCCCGCTGGCAGTGGCGACACGGCTTACACAGAGTTGCAACAGTCAACCACTGACGACCATCAAAACCCGACTTTACTGGTCACCGTCCCTTACCCCGGAGCCTCCTATCAACATGGTCCGATGCCAGCAGGTGTGCGCCGCTGGTACCGCGCCCGACTGGTTGACAGAATTGGCAATGTTGGTGACTGGACCGATTTTGTCATGGGAACCTCATCGGTCGATGTTTCTGAAATTCTCGGTGATATTGCTGAAGAAGTCCTTAATTCTGACTTGGGTAAGCAACTGGTCGCAAGAGTTGACTCAGTTGAAGAATCGGTTAGTGAACTGAATGACTCTGTTGCCGCCGCCGAGCAATCTATCGCAGATACCAACGACCATATCAACCAGGTAAATACTGACTTGCAGGGAAAGGTCGATGCCATAACCGGCGGTAGCACTTCTTCAATCGCTCAGGTTGTATCTCAGGTCACCATCCTTCAGCAGAATGATGTTAACCAGGCCCAGCAGATCACTGCGGTAACCACCACTGCGAACGGTAACAAAACGGCAATTGCCACCGAAACTACCGCACGCGCAACGGCTGATACTGCGCTGGGCGCCCGGATCGATATAACGAATGCACAGGTCAGTGAGAATAAAACTGCTATCACGACGGAGACCACAGCACGTGCGACAGCGGATACAGCGCTGGGTACTCGCATTGATAATCTGACAACAACTGTCGGAAACAATACGACTGCAATCACCAGTGAAACAACGGCGCGCGCAACAGCTGATACGGCGCTGGGTACCCGTATTGATAACCTGACAACTACTGTCGGCAATAACACTACGGCCATCACGTCTGAAGCAACGGCGCGATCCACTGCGGATACCGCACTGGGAACAAGGATTGATAGCGTCAAAACGACAACTGATGGGAATGCAGCATCTATCGGATCATTGCAAACAGCACAGACGACCACTGAACAGGCCCTGGCAAATCTTACCAGCGTAACGGAAGCCTCTTTTGACAGTTCCGCTATTGCCGCCATTGAGAACGCGCTCTCTAACGATAAAGACGCGGCCGGACAACGGGTAGCGTCCGGTTTAATTAGGGCAAGGGTAACCGCCACAGAGACAGCGCAGGCTAATGCAAATAGTGCTTTTGCGGAATATCAGCAAACTGTAGAAGCTCAATTCAACGAAACCAACGCTGTGGTTCAGACAACAGCGAGCGCGATGGCCGACCTTGAAGGCAATGTCTCAGCCCAGTACAGCATCAAATTGGGGGTAACCAGCAACGGCCAGTATTACGCAGCGGGTATGGGGATTGGGCTGGAGAACACACCTGAAGGCATGCAGTCTACGGTGGCCTTTCTGGCGAATAACTTTGTGGTGATGTCAGACGTCAACGGCACGCCGAAAGCATTCTTCGCTATCCGCAGCGGACAGACGTTCATTGATGAGGGCTTCATTCAGGACGGAACAATTACCAATGCCAAGATCGGCAACTTCATTCAGTCCACGAACTACGTGGCTAACGTCTCCGGCTGGAGGCTGGATAAAGGCGGCACCTTTGTTAACTACGGCACGGGGAGCGGCGGCAAGATGAAAACCACCAACACAACGATCAGCGTTGCTGATGGCAATGGTGTGCTGCGCGTGCAGATCGGGGAACTGACGGGGGTATTCTGATTGGCGAACTTTGGTATTCAAACGTGGAGTGCTTCGGGAACCCCCAATAACACAGGGCTGGTCAGGATCCTGATACTGGGCTCTATTTATCTTTCAAAAGACCAGGTGTCAGGGGCATGGTCGTATGCTGTGCCCTCTGGTTATAAGGTGGCCGTGATGCAGTCTCCGGTCATGGGGGCTGCGCTTTCATCGGCCCGGCGAAAAATCACCACGACGACGACCGGCGTGTCCCTCTCAAACGCCGGATCCGATTATTCAACCGGGACGTTCACGGCGGCAGAAGGCTGGCTGGTCGTCTACTTAGTGAAGCAATAACATGGCTAATTATGGGGCAATGTTGGTCGATGAGTTCGGGATACCGTTCTCTACGCCAGATACGACGCCGATGAGTCTGGTTTCAAAGAATGTGTACAACTTTGGCGGAAGCGGCGGCATGATTAACTTAGCCGTATCAGTATCGAGCCCCTTTGTTGTCGCCTTTAAATCTGACGTAACCGGCGTTTATGGACGGCTGGATAATAACGGTGGGGCATACACGCTTACGGTAGGAACATTGGCCGGTGGAGGTGTTGGGAATGTTACCGTCTATATATTTGGCATCGTCATCCCTCAGCCGAAGCCAGCGTGGGGAATAGCGATCAATAACGCGCAGGGCCAGTGCATACTGACCAATGAAACCAAAGTGATGAATCCGCCCGTTGCAGTTGGGACGCCGGGTAACCCTGCTGATCTTGGATATAACATTGATACTACGCTCGGCGGTAACTACGCGGTAATGCCGCAGATGACGGGGCTCATGGTCGGCGTTATTCATTCTGGTGGAGCAACCAGACCCTTTCAGTCTCCGATCCAGACGTATGCTTATTTCAACGGAGCAACCACCCGCGTTTCGTCTTCTCAAACAACCAGCCCGGGCGGTGATCAGCTTGAGAATGTGGGGTATGCGAACTCTAACGATTTGATATACGTGATAGACGTATCTTCCTATTAATCAATAAATTGAATTCAACGATCGTTTTGAACGATCAATTTCACGTAATTGATCTATTTAACCAATTATCCCTCTCCAAATATCGTTGTTATCGTCCCGATATCCAGTATCAAAGGGACATAAAAATGAAAAAGATTTTATTGGTGATTGCACTGGCGGGAGTGCTTGCAGGATGTTCAGGCGTTCTTGAGAAGCAGCAACCCGTCTGTAGCGGTACCGCGCTCATCGGTGGACAGGAAACGTCCGTGCAGATTTATGGCGTCCGTAAGGTAGCCAGTCAGACCCAATATAAAGCCGGAGACCCTTTTGGCTGGCGCTGGGTCAGCAGATCAAACTTCACATCGACGACGTGTGAAAAATAAATTACCCAACTTAAACAGACCCGCTTCAGCGGGTTTTTTATTATCTGGAGTAACGTAAAAATGGCTTGGTATAAAACAGGCACGGTTGCAGTAGCGGCAACAAAGGTTACCGGCACCGGCACTAACTTTTTGGATGCCAAGTTCGGCATCGGGCCGGGGCAGGCCTTTTTGCTACCAGCATCTGGCACCGTTAAAATTTATGAAATCGCCAGCGTCGAGGATGCCACCCACCTGACGCTAACTACATCTGCCGGAACCGTGGCCGCTGGCGCTGCTTATGCAGTGATGAGCTTCTATACGGACTCCGTGCCTGACTTTTCCAAGCGCCTGGCAGCTCAGCTGGGTTACTACCAGTCCCAGATGGATGGCTGGCAGCAGATCATGACCGGTACTGGCACAATCGCCATTGTCGCGCCGGATAATACCGTTGTGAACATTTCCAGCTTCTCTAAGCTGACATCAGATATAGCGAAAGCGTATGCAGATGGTGGGAATTTAGGGTCGACAATTTTCCCCAATAATCTCGGGAATACCGCAGATTTTAATATTTATTATCAGACGGCCAATGCTAACGCGATAATTGCGAACGGCTATCCAATAGGGAAAGCTGGCACATTATTTGTGACCAAATCAGCGTATGGTTGCCAGCAGATGTATATCACTTTTCAGGGTGAGGCCTTTGTTCGTGGACTCACGGGTAATTTCAATTCGGCTGCACCGAACTGGTCCGACTGGTGGCCCATTTTCACAGGCAAGAGCATCATTCCTGTGGCAAATGGCGGTACCGGCGCAGCTACTGTCGCTGCGGCTCCCTTCGCGCCCAAAGTATCACCAGCATTTTCCGGGAATGGGTCAATATCAGGCAATTTCACAGTCGGAGCACAAGTTTCAGCAGGTCCTGCGGGGTTTTATACTCAAGGACTAAACAACCCCGCTATACAGGGGGCATATATGGGGTGGAACGGTACGGGCATTGTTGGTGGAGCTGACTTTGTATGTAACCGTGGTCAGGGGAGTGGTGGTTTCCGCTTCCGTGTCGTGAATAGTAACAACACCGCTGTAATCACTGACTTCACAATGTTAGACACTGGGCAAGGCACTTCATCCGCAGGATGGACCGCAGTGTCTGATATTGATGTAAAAATGCATGTCGAGGAGATAGACCCCGAGGAAGCTTTAACCGCGTTGACCTCATGGAGAACTTGTTCATGGGATTATTGCTCAGTGCCGAGTGAATATGACGAAGCCGGAAAAGTAATTTCGGTAACAAAGGGCGCTAAAGGTTTTGGTTTCATTGCGCAGGACGTCCAAAAAGATTGTCCTGATGCAGTCACATTGACTCAAAACCCGCAGCTTTATATCGACGAAGAAGGGGAGCTCTTCGCGAAAGAGGACACGCTATCGCTCAACACACTGGGGGTATCAGCTGCATATTCTGGTGCCGCTATTAAAGCATTAAAGAAACGCAATGAAGACCAGGCAGAACTTATCTCAGCTTTATCCGAACGGCTAAAACAGATCGAGTCAACGCTTGGGATTAACAACAAACCTGCTTCATAACTTTCTTTCCTTACCGAAAAGTAACCGACATAAACAAAAAAGCCTTCGCGAACGAAGGCTAGTGAATTATCACCAAATTTAGTTTAGGAACAGGAGTGTTACTCCTCTGTTGAGGATAGCTCATGAAGTAAATTTGGCTTAAGTAAATGTAGTTTGTAGTTAAAAAAAACCCGCGTTAACGGCGGGTTATCAGAAGATAGGCACTCATAGCGCCTTGGCAGGCTTGCTGCTCTTGTGTCAGCTATTCTTAGTTTAGATGAATTTTGAATAAAGTTTATAAGCGGTAGATACTTTACAAAAAATCTCCGGTTAACATGACTAATATCATTTTTGTTAGTCGGAGTTACTATGCAAGGTGTTGATTCTGCCTATCAAGAGGCATGCAGGATGATTGGTGAGTGTTACCTTATGCTTGCGGAAGATGAGGGGGGAGTCAGTCGGAGGCGTATGGTTATATGGCTGGACCGAGTCCAGGAAGAAGTTGTTGATTCGAACAGTAAACAAAATGATGCCTTACAGTTAGCGATACAACGCCTAAAGGGTTGGTAGTATACAGGCAAAAAACTCGGCTCTGTGGCCGGTTTGGATTAGTTAAATGACTTAACTAAATAATTTTGCGGTGCATTCCAAAGGGAAGGGTTATTAAGGTGTATTAGCTCAGACTTGACCTGACACAACTACGGCACAGAGCCAAATCTAATCAGACAGGCAGTTCTGTGCCA